AGCGTCTGTAATGATAAAGAATGCATCTGTATCAGTTAAGAAGTGATTCACTCTGTAACCTTCTGGAATCATTCCCATATTTAACATTGCATTAATGTCATTATCAGATGTAGAAGTTCTAAGAGGAGATCTTAATACTCTCTCAGCAGTAAATTGTAATTCTTTTGGAATGATCAATTTTCTACCTTGAAGAGCAATTTTTAATCCTCTCTCATCTACAAACCCTGCAATATCAATTAATGATTGTTCTAATGAAGTTTCATTAAGATCTGCTGCAGTAGCTAAAATGTTCGAAAAAGTCGAACCATTAGCAAGAGGGTGATTACTTGCTAAAAGAGCAACTCCATCACCTCCGTTGTATGAACCACTCGTATCAAATCCATTATTTAATACGTTAGCTGCGATTGTTTGTTTAGTTTGTGACATTGAACGAGCTAAAGCTCTAGTGTATCTAGAAGCTAATCTATCGTACAAGTTATCTTCAATAGCTTCCTCAGTTATAGCAAATGCCAAAGCAATTGTTTGATGAGTGTATCTTGAAGTGTAGGCTTCAGAAGCTTGATCGAACTGCACTCCCGCACCTTCTTGTTTGATAGCAGCACCTGCGAAACCTGTTAACATTACTTCTTCTTCAAAAGCTCTGTCTGAAGATTCAGATGTAAAGATTTCTGTGTGCTCGTTGTCGTATCTGTTGTATTCCAGGCCGAATAGTGCATTCAATCCTGGCTCTAGTTCTTTAACTAGCTGTGAACGTGATATAGCCATAGTTTATTCTCCTATTATAGACCTGTTGTAGCTGTCTTATAGAAGTGATTGTTAATTCTAACAAGCACATTCGCATTAGACACAGCCACATCGCTGTTAAGTACGTCGCCTGATATATCAATTGCTTGTACTAAGAATGTTGAAGCCGTTCCCGAATTCGCAATATCTAATTGTACATATGATATACCTGTTTGTGTATTTCCAGTTACATTGTTAATTGAAAAGTTTTTAAAGATGTCAGCAACTGCAAAAACATCATTAGCGTTCACTTCGAACACTGTATCTGGTGCATCAATTACGAAAGCAACTATGTCGCTCGCAACTGTTGAACCTGGAAGATAATTCTTCCATGTTGGTTTTTGCGTTGTTGGATCTGTATAAAAACATCCATTGAAAACTCCCACAGCAGCTGTAGATGAGTTAGCAATAGCTCTTCCAATTGTACCCGAAGTGAATGGTATAACCACATCACCTTGGTAAATTGAAGTAGAATTATTACTTGCTACTCTATATCTGTTTTGAGCGTTAATGAATGGACTACCATTAAGTTGTCGACTTGGTCTTAAACCAAATCTTTCATTTACGTTTGCCATTTATTTATACTCCGTTTATTTTAATTTAATTTACAGTAGTTGACTTTTGCCAAAAATTTATGACTTTCGTCCACCACCAAAAGTTACACGGGACTGTCTATCAATATTGATAGGCATTCCTGGTCGTTGTTCCTTCATCAGATCGGCATCAATCGACTTAATTCTATCCTGAGTAATTCTTTTAAAATACTCGGAACGACTTTTGACAATCTCTTCAGGTATCCTTGCCAACACAAGGCCGCCAACCCCTACTAACCCAGCATATTTTCCCTCAGCGATTACTGGATAGTCATGATCACCCATAGAATTTTTAATTTCTTCGGCTCTCACAAATTCCCAACCTTCTCTGAGTTTTTTAGATACGTTTGCAGTATCCTGAAAACCCTGCGATTCTGTTCTAATCCATCTGTGAACAAAACCCGCTGGTGCTTTAGGTGCATCCAGACTTGACGGTGGAGTCCAAGGCTTCTTACGAAGATCCTTATTTCTTACTTCTGACTCGCGTGAAGTTCTTTTATTTAATTTATCGCTCATTTATACCTCCTTCACGTATTTAGCGTACTCTTCTAGTGGCACCCCTAATTTTTTAGCAATAGCCACCTGTGATTTGGTGAGTCTCACGGTTCTGCGTCCTGATTGTTTTCTACCAGCAGAAGCAACAGTTTGGACGGGTTTTCTGTTCTCCTCTGTAACCTCAGTTTCCTGAGATTTAGCAAACTTATGAGGATATAAATCTCTCATACGTTTATCTACCTCATTATAATACTCATCACTCTCTGCGTCAAACCCCTGACTTACCAAGTCTTCATGAAGCATAAATGCTGAGTTTGTCATGTATTTATCATTACCAAACCACTCATTTTTTTCAGCCCATGACTTAGCTTTTGTACTTGGAGTAATTGGTTGTTGAGGTGCTTGTTGCACAGGTTGAACTTTTCGTTGTTCCTCAAAGGATTTTTTAGCTGCCTCACGTTCGCTCATAACGATTCGTGCCTTTTCCTTCTCAACAGACAACCTTGTTAGTTCGTCTTGTGCTTGTGCAATTTGTTCCGCATCTTGAGACTCAATTGCAAGCTTTAACTTAGATTTAGCTTGAGCACGTTGAGCATCAACTCTTGCGTCAAATTCTTTGATGTAGTTTGTATCCACATCCATATACTTAGATTCAGCATCTGAGTATCTTTTCTGTAAACCTTTAGCATATTCTAAAGCAGCTTTTTCTCTTCTTTCTGCTTCACGTATTTTATAAGTTAATTTATCAATACGTTTTTTTACGCTTTCAGTATACTCTTCTAGATTTTCACCTACTGGTTTAGCTTCAGTTTTGGTTTCAACTTTAGGTTGTTCTTCTATTTCTTCAATAGAAATTTTTTCTTTTTCTTTTTCAGCTTTACCATCATGTGTTGTGTATCCTAAATCAACTTCACCAACATTTAAGTTAGGAGCTTTTTTAGTATCTTCTTTTTCCTTTAATTCTACAGAAGTTTCTTTAGCATCGTCTAGATCTAATTCAACCTCTGGTTGTTTTTTTGTTTCTTTATCCATGTTGTTCTCCTATTAGTACATGTGCAAAATATCAGCAGGGTTATCAATCTTAGCAATGATTTCATCATCATTAAGAATTCTAACTTCACCGCCTTCTATTTTGAATCTGCTACCTGCATATCTTCCAAAGATCACCCATTCACCTTCTTTGCACCAAGGTCCTAATGGAAATTTTTCTTTGTCTCTGTAACAAAGATTTCCCATTTTAAGAACATAAGCACAAACGGTTGTCATTTGAATTGTATCTTTAGAATTATCAGATAGAATAATTCCACCTTTAGTTTGAGCTGGCCCAGCATAAGGCAAGACTAAAAGTCTCCAACCTGTCGGCTGAGGCATTCTTTCTAAGGTAGTTTTATCTATTGAATTTGGATTGAGAACTTTCTCAACCACTTCTTTATCTTGGTAAACGTCTTTTAAACCCTCATGTATAGAAGGAATATCAGTTGTTACTGTCGTCGTCATCTTCACTATTCTCCCGTTTCAGCAGGTCATTAAGATCCTGAAGCAGAGTTTCTAAAGCTCTGAGTTGACCCCTAGCATAGTGAAGTTTATCAAGCGTGTCTATACCATAGCAAAGATCATCTTTTATTAAGGTTAAACGCTTGTTTATTAGTTTTTTTATATCTTGAACTGTATCAATACTTAGCATTTTGTTAATTTACGTATAATATTATACTGTTCATGATTGTCAAATTCTTTTCCTAAACCTATTTTATGGGCATGTTCTTTTGCATCGGTTCCTTTAATAAATATTTCTGTTAAATCTTCTCCCCATTTTTCTACACCTCTTTTTAAATACTGATCTCTTCTAACTCTTTCTTGTTCTGTAGATTCTGCTCCGTCCCAAGAAGATTTACCATGGAAGTGTAATATAAATGGATGTAGTGCTAACATAGTTTTATATCCTTTAACTGCAGCTCTAATTCTATAATCCATATCTTCTCCACCACAATTAGAAAAAGTATGGTCAAAATAACCTACATCGTTATGAACTTTATAAGGAATTCTTGCTAAATACATTTGTATAAATATACGTTCTTGAACTACATCTAATTTAAAATTATTTTGATGGAATCCTACAATAGCATCTAAATAAGGTTCTTTATCAATATATTCATCATAATGCATTGTCGGCATTGTTGAAAAATTAGGACTTCTATACATAAAGTTTACATTACAAGCAGGAATTAAAATCATATCATCTGTTTGTTTTAATGCATCCAGCCAACCTTTAGTAAATACAACATCATTCGTTATAGCTACAAAATGTTTTTTAAATTTTTTAGCAACTCTTAAACCTTTATTAAAATTTTCAGCCCAGCTTTTAGGCGTTTTATTATTGATATAAATATCTATTGGATATTCTTCCTTAAAGGCGTTGGTACCATCATTATTTACAAATACAAATATATCTCCTTTTTCTAATTTAGTTTGTTTAAAAAAAGAATATAAAGCTAATCTAGAATACTGTTCAGTAATTTTAGAACTTACAAAACAAAATACATGGTTCATGCTATTCTTTCTAAGATAATAAAACCATTATTATTTGTAAATACTTCTTTTATTTTCCAATCTTTATTGGATTCTAAAAATTCATTAATTGCTTTAGTTAAATCTGGACATAAAGTTATATCATGAAACATTAAATATTTTTTAACTTTATGTGCATGCATTTTTAATTCTTTACTACATTGATCATAGGTATGATCTGTATCTATAAATAATAAATCGGTAGGTTCTATTTCTAATTTATCTGCAACAGTACTTACACAAGTAAATGTGAAATCTTTTTTTGTATCCTTAGCTGAAGCATGATGTAATTCTAAATTATGATTAATATTTTCTATATCAAAGCATCTTATAATTTTAGCTTTTGATGCTAACCATGCCCATGTACTTACTCCTGTTCTAACTCCAAATTCAGTTATATGATTACATTCATCTGCATATTTATGCATGACTGCAAGATGCTCATTAATATCTGATTTAGTATATTTAGAATAATTAAAGCTAAATTCAGTTATATCGTCTACGGTTAGTTTTATTTGATAAGACATTAAATTAATTTTTTAGTCCAGGTCTTAGGTGTTTTATCATTTATAATTTCTATGTCTAGATGATATTGAAAGGCCCGTGGTCCGTGAGACTTGATGAATTCATAGGTTCTCTTAATGCCTTCTTTCGTATTTGTCATTGTCTTATAACCTAGAAGCTTACGTGCTTTATCAGAGGAGCAGGTTGCATGTTTAACTTCTTGTGGTCTATCAGGTACATAAACAAAGTCTCCATTGAAACCAGTAAGATTGGCACACGTCTCAGCGACCTCTTTTATTGTAACGAATTCTTCATCAGGCCCGATGTTAATTACTTGGCCCACGACTGACGGATCTTCGACCATTTTAAGTAAGCAACTTAAACAATCATCTACATAAGAGAAACATCTAGTTTGTAATCCATCTCCATAAATGATTGGAGGCTTTCCTTGTAACATTCTATTAATAAAAATAGATACAGCATTTCTAAATGGATCATCATACTTTTGATTGGGTCCAATAATGTTATGTGGAACTGCAATTACTAATTCAACGCCATGGACTTTGCACAACGTTTTTAATATTTCTTCTCCAGCAACTTTAGAGATACCATAAGGATCTACTGGTTTAGTTGGCATGTCTTCTGTGAATGGACTTGGTTGGTCTCCATATCTTGCCATAGAAGAACAATAAATAATTCTTTTAACTCCGTTTTGAATAGCTGCTGTTGCAACACCTACTGTTGCCATAATATTATTTTGTGTAATGGTATAAGGTGAGAATACAGATAAACCTTCATGTGCGGTTGCTGCACAATGAAACAATACATCAATGCCTTCTGTAATTTTAAGCATTGATTTAAAATCTGCACAATCTAATTTATAAAAATTATCTAAGAATGGAATATTATCTTTATCTCCTCCTAATAAATTATCTACACCGATAACTTCGTATTTTCTATTAAGAAGTTCTTTACAAATATGTGAACCTAAAAATCCAGCAGCACCTGTGACTAAAATTGTTTTAGCCATTTTTTAATTTTTTCTTTAATTGTTTAATTTGTTTTTTTAAATTAAATATTATTTTTTCAAGATCGTTAGGACCTTTATCTTTAAAATTCAATTATAAACCTTTTAGTTATAGTTGTTTGACCAGTTGGTATATTGGATGAATTTACATTATTGCAAGAATAAAGCAATAACAAAATAACTAAGTACTTCACTATCCGTTTTCTTGGTCTTTTGATGTAGGTTTATTAGCCATGGTTCTGGCTACTGATTCTGCAGATCTTCCTACCACATAACCGCCAAGACCTATTTGTAATAATGTCCAAACATCTCCTGGAAGAGTTATAGTTATAGAAGCTTTAAAGAAAAATAATATTACTGGTCCTAATACATAATTCCATATTAATATAAATATAA